GTACAGAATTCATCCCAAGTATCTACTAGTTTTAATACCTTATTTACATCCATTAATGGGATGTTTAGTGCACGAGCAACATCTCTTACTACACCTTTGTCTTTAAACTCTAAAAACGTAGCAATAGAAGCAACATGGCGATATTGTCTAACTAGATAATCCTTTACCTCATCACGACGAGAGTCCTGAATATCTGTATCAATATCTGGAAAGTCATTACGCTCTGGATTAATAAATCGGAAGAATAGAAGATTATGTTCAATTGGATCAATATCAGTAATTCCAAGTGAGTAGCAAAGCAAAGAACCAGCAGAAGATCCACGGCCTGGACCAACCATAATTCCTTCCTTCTTTGCCCAGTTAATCATGTTACGAACAACAAGAAAGTATGGGCTAAACTTTTTAGCACTAATAATTTGCATTTCTTCTTCAAGTCTGTCTACATAAATTGGATTCGTGTCTAATCCTTTTATTTTTAGTCCTTCATAGGCCAATTCGTATAACTGCTTGTCTGGATCTTTATACTGAACAGGCAAAAGGTTTAGACCATCTTTAACATCATAGTCTTCTACCTTACTGGCAATCTCATTAGTACTATTAAACATTTCTTCATTATCAATACCCTGCTTTGCCATAGCCTCTTTCATTTCTTCATATGAAAGAAGGTGAATATCAAAAGAACGGAAAGACATTTGTCTATCTGCACCATAAAGGTAGTCTAATCTATCCATCATATTTTTATGCTTTAAAGACTTATCATAATTAACATCTTTTTGTAACTTAGCATGGGTATTAAGAATTAACATTAATTCTTGTATTTCTTTTTGTGATTCATCAAGATGATGGCAGTCTGGTGTTACAACAACTTTTACACCCATTGCTTTAGCAAGTTCTATTAATCCCTTGTTAACTTCTGGTGGATTGTGTGGCATCACTTCAATATAATAATCGTCACCAAATTGTTCTTTAAACCATGAAACATGCTTTTTTGCTGTTGCTAACTCATCTAACTCTACAGCCTTTGCAATCCAGCCACTAAGACATGCAGATGTTACGATAATGCCATCTTTGTATTTAGCAAGTGTTTCAAAGTCAAACCTTGGCTTACTAAAAAATCCTTCAGTCCAAGCAATCTCATTAATCTTATTGAGATTTTCTAGTCCTATTTTGTTTTTAGCGAGAAGAACTATATGATGATAGTTTTGATCTAATGGATCTGTTCTATCTGCCTTCGCCCTGTTGTCAAAGCGATTGCTTGTCATATAGCCTTCTACGCCAAGAATTGGCTTAATGCCCTTTGCTTTTGCAATACGATGCAGTTCCCTATGCCCAGATAAAGTACCATGATCTGTGATAGCAATTGCTTGCATACCAAGATCAACTGCACGGTTCACGTATTCTTCTGGAGTAGCAACACCATCCATTAATGAATAGTGTGTATGGACATGTAAGCCAACGTAATTCATCTATTACCATTCAACATTCGTTGATGTAACAGAAGGTGTATCAAATCCAAAGTAGAATGCTTCTTGCTCTGGATATGGTATTTCACGAACAACCTTTTCTAGGTTGAATGATTCAACATTTTCCCATTTAAATGGTTCTGAATCTGGTGCACTTGGAATAAGAGTATAGTTTGTCTCTGTTCCTTGTCCATTACGCTTTAGTTTCCAAACAAGATTTGAGATGCTTCCTGTTTCAAGTGCATATTCACGAATAGTATTAAAAGCAGACTGCTTGCTAATACCTTGTGACCACACTGCAACATATGGAGACTCAAGTCCATCATCAACTAGCACATTGCAATAAAAACGAAGACGTGCTCTCCAGCCACTCTTAGGCTCCTTACGAGCCATTTCGCAGCCAAAGCATCTTCCCATTGACTCCATAGTGCATGCAGCCTTACGCTTATAGTCTTTTGGATTTGTATGTTCAGAAATTACTACAGCCAATCCACGACCTTCATTATAATTTGCAGAGTCAACATCTAACTCTTCAATAAAACGAATTTTTGCAGATTGACCATCCGCTAGTTTTACCCAACGGACCTTGATGCCTGATGATTCTGATTTTGGCTTATCAAGCAGGGCGTTGATATTTTTTAATCCCTTTACTACGCTCATTGTTTTTCTCCTTGTTTTCTTTAGTTTAGCATAGACATGATTGACTTGTCAAATCTAAATTCCAGATTTTTGATTTCATCATCACTCATGTCTCCTACGTCTTTATATTTATCATCTAGTTTAATTACATCAACATGTGAGCCTAGACGATCAGTTATTTTTTCTCTCATGTTGATTCCTGCTTCATCGTTATCTGGAATAACAACAATACTGTTAAAGTATTTTTGAAGCAAATCTGTTTGTGTTTTTGATACATTGGCACCCAAGGTTGCAACTGAAGGAAGTCCAGCCTGAGTTAGTCTTATTGCATCAAATGATGACTCTACCACATAAACTGTACTAGAATTTTTAACTCTATGTAAATTAAATAAAACTTTAGATTTTGGTAAACCAACACTATTCTTAAAATCTTTACCAGCAATAGATCTACCAACAAAGCCTACACATATTCCGTCTGGACTGTGAACAGGAATTGTAATCATATTTTGTTTTTCAGAATAGCCCAATGCAAATACTGAAATAGACTCTTTATTAATTTTCCTTGACTTTAAATATTCAATAGCAACTTCTGAATTAATGGCTTGTTGATTTAAACGACTAATTAATTCTACATCATATTCAACATAGGTTGGCAACACATGCAATTCTTTATTAATTATAGTTTCAATATTTTGTTGCTGCTCTTTACTTTTAATAAATCTTGTTGCTTCAAAATAAGTTCTTTTAGAAACATCCATAACAAACTCTACTAATGTTTTTGATATTTGACAGGAAAAACAAAAGAACATTCCAGAAGTCTTTGATATTTCTCCAGCAGGGGTGCGATGATTATTATGATATGGACAAAAAATAATATAGTCAGAGTCAACCTCTTTTTCTATATCTACGCCTGAACCGTTGATGACTCGTTTAACTTGTTGGTCGGTGTATAAATCACCTTTTGACCATCTATTCCTTGTATCCATTCTGCCTTTCGCTTTCCTACATATACTCCATATAATGTTAATTCAAATTCAAAATATTGCTTATTCTCATTATAGTCTAATGTGAAATCCATGTCAATGTCATACCTTGGCACATATCCTTTAAGTTTCATTTGTGTTGTTAATAATCTTACATATTCATTTTTTAGTCTTACCAACAATTTATCATCATGGATGATTCCATCTATATTAAATTTTTTTATTGCTCTATGATGTATTTTTTCCACACCATATTATAACTGCTTATCTTCGTAATCCTTATATTTATAGTAGCCTCTATCAAAATCTACTTGAACCAAGAATTCTCCCATAAAACCATTACGGTTTTTACGAAAAGCACATTCTATAATATCACTATTTGTAGCACGACCCAAAGCCATTACCCAGTCAGCATCATAAGCAATCTGTCTTGACCAAGCAGTTTGTCCTAAAGTTGGCACTGTACTAAGATCATTAACATCATCTGGAGTAGCAGATGAAATAGCAATAATAGGAACTTCTTCACCAATAGCCATAAGTTTAAGTTCTCGTGAAAGGTTCTTCATTCGTACCGTTTCATTATCTGACTTCTGATTAGGAGCCATTAACTGAAGGTAGTCAACGATTACAAAGTCTGGCTTGTATTGATCTATCTTTCCACGTAATACTGATGGATTAATTTCTCCACCGCTATCATTTGAAATAATATGAAATTCTGGCTTGCCCTCTAGTCTATCTTTGTGCCACTTCTTAAGCATATCAATTTCAATATCACCATTTGATATTTTACGATGTGACCATAAGCCTTCCCCCATGATTGTATAAACACGATTACGCACTTCTGTCTCTGACATTTCAAGTGAAATAACCATAGGACTCTTGCCCTGCTTCCATGCTTGAACAGCAAAGTAAAGTGCTAACCATGATTTACCAATACCTGGATATGCTAGAAACACTCCAAGTTGACCTGGCATAATCCCTGCAGGAAGATAGTTATCAAATCCTGGTAGACCAGTCTTGATTCCAACAATACCAGCCTCTTGTTGTTTTTTAACTTGCTCAAAATACGCAACAGCAGATTCAAGATCTGTTACATCAATATCACGAATTACAGATGTATTTTTCTTTAATTCGGATGTCTTTGTAATTAGTTGATCTAATGCAACAACACTTTGACCACTTTGAATTTCTGTTGCAGCACTTCTTAATATATCTTTCAAACTATCATTTAGGTATTCTGCTTGCAACTCTTCTAAATGGTGTTTGGTTGAGCCAACCTCTTCTGCTGGTTGAAAGTCTCTGAATTTTTCTATTACCAAAGATACTGGAGGAACGGTACTATTAGTTTCAAAATATCTTTTTATAAAATTCCAGATATCACTGTGTGTTCGTAAGATACCATCTATGTTGGCTTGTAGCAAAACATGAATCTGCTTATCTTTTAATAGGGCTGAAATAACCTTTGACTCTACATTATTCACTTAACCACTTCCTAGCCATCTCTCTTCTTTCTGCCCTCTCTTTATTGTCTTGCTCTCTGTCTTCTTTAGCCTGTAATATTTTTTCTGCATTGTAAGCAAAAAAGTTCCACGATGGTGTCTGACTTACCTTAAAGTAGTATTCTAAAATATCATAACAAATAGGCAAGCCATATGACTCAACCAGTGCATCAGCAGCCCACTGCTCTACATTAAGATTTAAATTAGCCTTTTTTTCATATCGTTGCAAATGATATTTATTATATCGGCTAAGAAGTGCCATGCGGTCCTTACGATCAGCCATTATTCTTCTAGTTCAGTTTTTGCTTCTGATATCTTTGATGACAATTTGTCTTCAACAAATTTATAAACACGCTCAAAAGCCTGATCTGTATTTTCTCCATCACGCTTTGAATCTACAACGCCTAAATCTAATCTTAGTGACTGAAAGTTTCCAAGATTAAGCGTATATCCCAATGTAACAGATACTTTTGTTGTATCGTTTGATTCCATTACCCCTCCAAATTATATTATATTGATTCATTCCAGACTGGAATAAATCTACCATCTTCAGTTTTTGTATATGTAAGTATACCCTGACCCATTCTTCTTGTCAACTCTTGTGGACTTGGTGTCATATTATTTGTTACCAACCCATCTTTTCTTGGCTGTCCAATATGGATACTTGCCAGTATATCACGAATCTGCTTAACTTGCGACTCTCAATAATAACATCTTATTTGAAATCCCCGCTTGCCATCTTTTGAAGATCCTACTGGTGGGGGAATAACACCACGCTTTATTAAATCTGGTATATATTTTTTATGACGATTAATTAGTTCTGCAGTTTCTCCAACAGTGTAAGCCTTCTCTCTATTTTTTTTAAAATCAGAAAGCAAACAAGTTTCTAATCTATCTTTATTTATATTATAAACTGTTACTATACCATTTGCCCGATTATAATGATGAGGTCTAACTAAATCATTATTAAGAAACCAAACTTTTTTATTTCCTTTAACTACAGGGGCATTATTATATGCTTGGCTCTGAATTTTTCCTTTTGCAGTATCCATAATCCTTTTGGAGATTCAGACGGTGGATGAAAAAAAGTTCTTGATCCACATATAATACAATAAATCTCAACGTGATCTACTGTTGTATATTGTCTGTCAACAAACATCCTCCCATTGCATCTATTGCACTTTAACATTAATTAGGTATTCCAATGATAATTAAATTAACAATAGTTGATACCTGACCGTTTGCGTTATATCTAACGAAACCAGTTACACTTGACCTTGTAATGTCTGTAAGAACTACTGTAACATTTTCTCCTGCTGTGGTCTTTCCACTGTTAACTGGCGATGCAGTAACTATTGGGGTATACTTAAAATCACTTGGAAATGTATATGTAAAAGATTTTGTTTGAGATGCAGTAACGGTACTATCAATAGAAACTGTAATAAAGCCACCAATTACTCTGGCTTCTGATGTTTTAATATTTTGTTTTCCTGATGATACTGTATCAATAGTAGTATAGTTATAAGTAGCAGAGGAAACTGAGTCTGATAATTGATTTATCGCACTAGTAATTTTATATAGATATGCAACATCTAGCGGTTGCCCTCTTTCTGGTAGCGGTACTTTTGCCATTATTCCTCCTATTATATTATATCATTAAGGTACAGTTATTGCAACTGTTTCAAATAGTTTAGCAGATGCTGTCTGTACCTTGGGATATGTGGGCATTTGAACTAAAATAGTAATACTTGTCTCTGTGGACTCTCTTAAAATAACATAATTATTTGTAAATGATGTTGCATAATAAGAGTATGCCCCAGCATTTCTTTTAACAAAAATATCAAATGTACTTCCAGCATAAGTTGTTGGAACTATCCAGTTTAATCTTATTGCCGTGGTGGTGCCTGTTCCAGTACTCACTACTTCTTTAAAATAAGAATAATCAAAAAATGTTCCTGGTGCCTGATCTGTAGCATCAATATTATGTATTCTAGACCAATGAGAAGTTCTGTTTTTATCTTCTGATATTAAACGATATCGTATATTATAAGAAAAGTTATTTGCATCAATAGGTGGTAAATCTATTTTGTTTATTACAACTTTTTTAATATTAGAATCAGCCATCAGGTCACATCCACTACAACTCTAAACTCTACATAGTTGTTTGAGTTAGAAGATTTAACAACTGTTGCTGCATCAGAATTTTGTACAATACTATAACCAGTCATTCCATATAATGGATTAATGGTTCCAACATTATCAAATCTTATTGCATCTAAGGCAATAAAATATGATGATAAAGATGCTTCAATTACAACGTTGGGAGAAACAGCAGTTGAAGAAAGAGTAGTTCCAGCATTAGCATATCTAAAAGTAGTTGGTGTTGGTGTATCAAAAACTACAAATTGGCCATTACATCTTGAGTCAATTCCAGCAACAAGGACATTATCTCCTGCACTCAGGTTATGTGCTGAGGATGTGGTTAATGTAACATATGTTGTATCGGCAGCCTTGTTTGTAATTGTTAAATTATATAAAGCACTAACATAAATTTTAACTATTGACATTGCCTGCCATGAAAACGTTGCAGAGTATGTTAATTCATCTAATCTTTTTTTAACAACCATATATCTATTAGTATTAAAATTAAAAGTTGAATTTAGTGCTTCTCCGTTAAAACGAGCATACTGAGTTCCATCTGTGTTACTAAATTCAATAAGCACTCTTGCCTTGTCTGGGCTTAAACCAGATCCTCCAGTAACATTTACAATAGAAAATGCAATCTTAATTAAATCTGATGGAGAGTTTTGACTAAAATTAAATGTTTGTCCAGTTAGTTGCAACAGTTTTGGATTAGATCCTACAGTAAATACACCAGTGTTTGAACTTAGATGTGAAGTATTTCCACGCAACATAATAACATTATTAAAATATCTACATCTTTCATATCTTCCCGCTCTTGTTGCATTTAAAAATGCTGTGTTATTTGCTGTAGTCTGAATTGCATTTGCTACTGATGTTATATTGTTTGATCCATCTGTTAATGAACTAAGTATGGATGTAGGAGCAGAAAGAGTTGTTCCATCATTGTATTGCCAGTTTTCAGCGTCAGTGAATGTAAATAACGCTCTGCTATCAAAGGATGCTGCAGAAGGATTAGACCCTGCTGAATAAATTGCTATTTCTGAAATCTCATACCTTTCTTCTGTTGGCAATTCGCCAGTAAATACAATTTTATTTATACCATTATCATTGATATACCCTCTTGATGAAATAGGAATACGAAGTGTTTCAAAATCTAAAACAGTTTTTCTATTATCAGTTTTTATTGAAACTGTTGCTGAAGATAGTGGAGTTGTTGGTGCTTGATCTACTGTAAACTGTGTTCCACTGATTATTGTTACTACCGCAGTATTGGTTGCTAAAACTCCAGTCCCAACAGTAACTTGTGACAAAATTGCACCCACCCAAAGGCCGCTTGTAGATGCACAGGTGATGGTGGTACCAGAAGAAGAAACTCCTGTTATTTGAGTTACATTTGGTCTTGGTTTAGCCCCACAGCCTATAGCAATATACGAAGCATATGCTGGGGTTAAACCCATCAAATACTTTGCAATAATCTCTTTGCCAGTTTCTGTTATCATTATATTCCTATCTCATATATTGTACCATTTAATGTAACCTGAACCTCAACCTGCTCATCATTTTGAAGATTAACAAATTCAATTACAAGATTACCACTAGAATCTAAGTAAACATTATCGCCATTTGGACCATTGCCTACCACTGGTATTCTTTCTGATAATTTAATTGTATAGTTTGCAAAGAATTTATCAGATGTATTTTGTAACCTAATAATATTGTTTGGGTTGTATTCTTCATTAATAATACCAAGATTAGCGATTGGCTGATATGCAACATCTATTCCATTAATAGTATCAAATCT